AGCAGTACCGCTTACCCCTGTTCCAATTGCTATGTTTTCAGCTGAATTAGATGTAGCTATTGCAAAATATTTATTTGAACTTTGCTTGATCGTAAATACATCGGAAGTATCATCGCCTATTGCTACATTAATTGTAGTTCCATCTGCACTTATAGAGTCTAATGCAATATCAGCAACATTTGTTATATTACCATCTGATACACTTAAAGAATCAACGGTTGTAGCTCCAAAGCTTGC